AAAAAAAAGATAGCCCGTAAAACAGACTACCTTTCTAGGTTTCAACTAAAACAAAAAATTATCTATGCCAATTATATTTCTTCTTGACGATTGGCTCTTCGTCGGTATAAACTTCGTTTGGTTTCGGTGTAATAGTATATACAATTTTCGTGCCAGTATGTTGATTTCGTAATGCTGTTAATTCTTCTTCTAAGAAAGAAATATCCTTTTTTAATCGGGTTAGATAAACTAATCCATCCATCAACTCCTCACGTAAATGCTGGCACCAATCCGCAACTGATAGGTCTGTTCTGTCCATATCTGTTCCATACTTTTCGTATCCTTTCTCAGCGCGCTCGCCAAACTCTTTGATAATCTCAAACACTACGCTGTCGGTAAATGTTGTTGTCTCCTTATTCGATTCCATATTCTGCTAGTATATCTGACATTCTTGTTGCACATTCAATTTTCTTATCTCTATCTATTGTCTCTAGCTTTAAAGCAATATCAAATAGATTATCTGCCATCAATGAAGCGTTAATAAACTGCTCCAAAACAGTACCTTGGCTCTCGCCATTCTCAACTTTCATCAAGACATCTACCTGCTTTTCAAGTTCATTGACAAGCATATTTGTGTATTGCTTTATCTTATGATAATGAAAGTTAGAAGGAACAACCTTCTCGTCAATAAAGTCTCTAAGTGATTGGCAGTGAGCATAATAGCGAATCATATCTCGCAACTCAGCGTCTGTTAATAATCTTTTCATTGTTTTAGTTTCTTAAATATTGTTTAATTGTCCTACTATCTAATTTGCCACCATTGGCTTCAAAGAAAGCTACTATTCTGGGGTGTGGGATTGAGACGACGTCACATTCTTGTATGAAATTCTTTCTTGCTTCCATTACCCAAGGTACTCTACCTGAAGAGAAAAACTCTTTCTCAACTTTCCTATCATATGATTTAATAGCACTAAAGATACTCGGCTTGATTACACTATACATATACTTGAAATCTTTCTCTTGTTCGAGCATTTTGTAATAGTAAGCCATCCTGCATTCTCGTTTAACCAAATGAATGTACCCGTTCTTAGGTCTAACCTTTATTTTCTTTAAACATTTCTCGCACTTAAAGCTCTTCCATATCATTGCCTCCATCTCTTCCTCTCCATACGGATACTTGCAATAAGGACAATCTAGTCTATCGCCTTTCATTAGAAAAAATCAGTGTAAATTAATATAGGCGCATCCTTTACGTAAGGTATTGAACGGGCTGTATTGTATTCGTAGAAGTCAATAGCTTCATCTGGTGTCATACCTTGTTTAACAAAGCATTCTGTAATTTCGCCAATAGAATAAACCAACCTAGGAGTTTCCGTATCAGCATAGACTCCAATAATTGCTTCGTCTAAACCATCTAGTTTAACAAAATTATTGTCGGGAAATTGTTCTAGTATCAGTTCTAGTTTTGTCATAGTTTATATAATATATACAACGTTCTTCTCCCACTGATGGGGTGAATTCTACGTACACCTGCGAAAATTCATTTGGTATTACAAGGAAGCGATGACACCGATTAGACGATGGGCAATCCTTGTTTTGGCATAATGCTATGTCTGGCATATTAATCCAATAATAACGAGATATAGTTTCTATCTAATACATCCTCTTGATTAGAAGCGGCACGTTGAAACGCCACCTTCAACTCAAGTTCTGTGAACAATAATGAATTGTATTGTCCGTTGTGCTTCAAGATAACTCCGTAATAGGAATCTTTAGCACCTTTTTTCTTGCCTTTGTTATCTACTAATTTAACTTCGCCTACTCTTGCTTTCATTGTTTGGTTGTTTAAGATAAAGAACTAATAGTTTCGTCAAAAGCTATTACTGGAATAGTTGTTCCGTCAGCAAACACGCAGATTCCTTCATTTTCTCCTGCTTGAGTTACTGAATTTTGAGATAGCTGTACAATCTTTTCAGAGTCAATCCAGCTTCTTACGATAGCTCCATCTTTTCTTGTTGTAATCGTGATAAATTTTTTCATTGTTCGTTTGTTTAAATGTTAATATACCCTATCGGCTATAAATTCAATCAAGTGCCCGATTCGAACGAGCATTACCCTTCTGGGCGTGTTACCAATTACACCAACTCGATTACTATATCAAAGATAATTAAACTATTTTATTAAGCAAACCTTTTTCTTTAATCTTTTCGTAGAATTGTTTAAACTCTCTAAGCCTAGCATAAGAGGCGTGTAACTCTGCCCCCTTGCTATGCTTAATTCTTTCGATGTTAACTGATACGAACTTCAAGTCATCGGTTATTTCAACGCCTTGCTTATAATTAAACTTTCTCGGGGACAGGTTTTCCTTTAGATAGTTTTCTCCCCAAGCAATCGCCATCTTGTAATATTGTTCGTTCTTGTTCGAATCCATCCTTTAATTTGTTGAACGTGGTAATGTTAATTTTTATCCATCCTTTGCGCATAAGGTATGCCTCAATTCTATCCTCGTTTGAACCGAGTAATCTTACAAAGTTACTTGACTTTGTGTAATGAAGTGCGCGCAATTCATTGTAGTCAATCTCCGCTATCTCAGATGATGACGCGTTGCGGTAGTATTTAAGTGATATTTTCTTTTTCATTTTTCTTTTAGTTTGTCTAATCTTTCTTGTAGTTTAATTTCTTCCTGTATTATATGAGTTTTCATCTCATCCCAGAATCTATAACTATCCATCCTGTCCTTATTATAGTATAGCTCACGCTTAATCTCATCGCAAACAAATTTCGCTATAACATCGTTATTAGTTCCAAATGGTAGATTCAAGTCGTATATTCTTTTTTCTAAGTCAAATAGCTCGAAGTCTTTGTATCGCGTGTCGCTCATAACTTTTCTATTTCTTGTTTAACTTCTTGCCAATATTCTATTCTTATATCAAAGAGTTCTTCGCTCATATCATCTACATTATCTTCGAGTATTTCATCTACTGCAATTAATGCACATTGCTTACAATTAAAATCTCCAAATGTATAGTCGATATATGTCGTATACAATTCTTTTGCCTTTTCTTTAGGTGTCATAACTTTTCTATTTCTTGGATAACTTGGTTAAGGTACTTGGATGAATCATCAATGCTATTTAGTTTAATCTCATCCACTACAATCTTTGCCACTTCTTTTACCTCATCTAAGTGAGTAAGTGATGTGTTGAACATAATCTGGTCAACAAGTTTTTGGGTGTATTCTTTTGGTGTCATTTTAAAAATGGTATATACTTTGGATAATTTGTGATACCATTAGGCTGTACCTGAATGGTGTAACTCTTTACATAATCAGGAGTCTTTGCTGGCTCTGGTATCTCAGGTGCGCTACACGAGGATAAGATGATTGCAAGGGCGATTAGTTTAGTTTTCATTGTTTTTCTCTTTAGCTAGTTCAATTAATTTATCTATTGTAGCATTCTCTGCTTCTTCGTAGGTATCATAAGTCATTAATGGATAAAACATATCATCTATAACACATTTCCACGATTCTATTTCGTGCACACAATGCAACCTATTGGTTATATAAGCGCTTAGGTTATACTTATCTCTAAACCAAGCAAACACCTGTTGTTTAAGTGGTGCAATAAAGGACTGATTGTTTGGGTAAACAGGCGAATTCATATTCCTATAATGGAAGTCTTTATTGCTAGAATACCAAGCGAAATAATCATCTCCATAATGCTCGCCGTACAATAGTTTCTTTAATTCTGCGGCTTGTCCGTATGTTACAAATTCTTTATTCATTATCATATCCTTTAAAGTTATTTTCAAAATAATGATTGGGTCTAAAGTGATGTCTTACTCGCATATCCTCCAACCCATCTTTGTATGCTTTAGCAATCTGTTTCTGTTCGGCATAAAGATAGTATTCAATATCATATATGCACGCCTCAACTACTGAGGCAGACACGTCATCAATGTCTTCGTAAAGCGATTGCCTCTTCTTGAGTTCAAGTATTGCTCGATGCAATGCTGTTTTCCTATTTGGTTTGTTTGCCATTATCTGCCCATTTTTTAAGTTCATCTACTGTTTTAATTAATTCTTCTATACTCTTTTCTCTTTCTATAGTCTGCCTTTCAGATAGTAAGCCACTACAATTAAGCAAAAATTCACTCCACCTTTCTTCTTGGGTATATTGATTAGCTTTCTGCTTGCGAATAAGTTTTTTAAGTATTCCCATTGTCGTATGGATTTTTAGTTGTTATCTCGATTACTATATTGTTCCATCCTGTTGGCTTAGGATGTGATGATATTAAATAATTATCCCCTCGCTTCTCAAAGAAATGCCCAATGTGCCATTCACTTGGAAACTCATTTCTGCCCCAAACAATATCTCCCTTCTTAGGTAATTCTTCGGGGCGCTCTTGGGAGAAGCCTTGTAGCGCGTATTCTGTAAAGGATAATAAATTTTTCTCAGAATATAGCTCTCTAATAAGATTAGGTTGCTCCTCGAATTCAATTAAAATTCTATCATTGATTCCATTATGAATATCTCTTATTGTCCCCCAGCCATACTTATAGTGGTAGACTCTATCGTTAAAGTTAAATACTCTGTCTATTGCTACTCTCATCTTATTTCTTATTAAATTCTGTAAAATAATTATAATCAGTCTCGTAGTTAGTCTTATTCTCTATGGAATAAACAGTCATATCAATCTTATAGCTAGGATTTTTATCTATGCGATTATAAGTCCAAGCATTATCCATCCAAATGATTCTGTTATTAGGATAGATAAAGAAGTTGCCGTTGTCCATCTTAAAGACGTGTCCGCACTTATGCTCGGGAGTCTCAGAAAAGTTTGTGTCTAACATACCTCTGTTCTCGAATGCCCAATCTAATGTAAACATATAGGTACCCTGCCTCTTAACTCCTGTGATGGATATCAAGTCAGCGCGAAGTCCAGACATCCGAGCTCGCACCTGAACATCAACATACGAACTAAAGCAGTCCCAATATATGTACTCTGTTAGCGGTAAGTCCTCTGCGTCTTTCTTCCAACAGAATGCGTGAATAGGACGACGTGTCCAATTGACTCCATTCTCAAGGAATGCTTCAAACAAAGGAACACGCTTCTCAATAGATGCTACAGAGTGTACGTCACATAGCGTGAATTCTCCGTGTCCTTTGGTGTTGTTAAACAAAAACTCGTTCTTAATTAGGCAAGTGATTGTTGGTATGTTATGGTTTAAATATGGCATATTGATTGGTTATTTTTTTTTATAAGTTTCGTTGTAATATTCTTCAGGGCTTAAAATTTTTCCAACTATCATAGCTACTATAGAATGTTGAAATGCTTTTTCTATCTGCTCTTTTTCCATTTGCTTGGCTTGTTCAAAAAGAAAAAAGACTTCTTCGTGAGTTTTAGAATCTATTTCTATTTTGAGTTCAAGTAACTTATCTTGTAGCAATTGAACTGCTGTTTGTTTAGTTTCCATATTATTCTCCTTTTAAATATCGTTCTATTGCTCTTGTAACCTGCATTAATTCTTTTCCTTTGACTACCTTAATGTCAAAATACTTTCTATCCTCAAACCAATTTTGAGGCATATCATAGAACTGAATCAGTAGGTAATGGTGGCTACCAACTGAGCGCATAACTAATAGATTCTCTGTGTCAGGAATCCGCGTGTAAGGCAACTCTGACTTCTTCAAGAATGTCTTTACCCGTGCGATGAATGATTGTTTAATCTTCTCCATTTTCGTAAGTAAGTAAGAATGTTTTTATTAATTGGTCTAGTGTAATTGCGCTCTCGACATTGTGTGTTCTGAGTGCATAAAAATGTCCTCCCTCATTTTCAAATTCAATAAATTTAGTCTTGAAGGACACAAACTTTCTAAGCATATCTTTCCTATTATCTAATATAGCATTGTTGGTCTTGCCACCCTGCTCAAATCCACGACGAAAGGCGTCGCGCAAAGTGATTTCTGTTTCTTGGATAAGGTCTTCTAAAATGTCTGTCATTTGTTTAGTTGTTTATAATGTCTGATTAATAATTCTACTATGTCCTGATATTCTAGACACTCTATTACGTTATACTTATCCTGCTCTTCGTGGATATGTACTAGATAACACTTGCCTATTTTAAGATTCGTATTCTTTTGTATGATGTACTTGTAAAGGTTAAGTTGTATGCTGTATGTTGTCATTTCACATTCCTGCAAGAAATTAATTGGCGCAAGCATTTTCTTTCTATACTTGCTATAGGTGGCAATCTCCTTGTTAGTTTTGTAATCCCATATCTGTAGTTCTCCCATCTTTTGATTCCAGAACAATCCATCTACCATCCCTCCTATCCCTAGTTCTTTATCTCCAACTACCAACTCCAACGCGATAGGGCAGAGGCTCTTATTTGCGTCATTGTAGAACTCAAGAAACATTCGCTGACATTCACGATACCTTTCAGTCATTAGTGTCTCGCCAAACTTATCATCGTAACTCTTTAAGTCTACGGGGAACACCTTGTTCATCCAATAGTTCTCAGCAAAGTTGTGAAGTAGTGTTCCCTTTGTACGAGAGAAATCTCCCTTGAAATCCCACTCAGCAAGTACCTCATCAACGGGGATACCTTTCTTCTTAGCTGTCTTCTCCGCCATCTTAGGCGAATCAAACTTCTCCTTAAACAATCCGATAAACGCCGTACCAGATATCAAATCTTGCTCGCCGATGAAATACTTATGCGGTTCATCGTGATATTTTATGTGGTTGAACTTTGATAGTTCTTTGTAGATATTCATACCATATCGTTATTTATTAGTTTCTTTTCTATCCAATACCAAGAATAATCATACCATTTTTTCCACTTTTTAGCATACATTTTATTGGACTTTGGATAATAATTAAACTCTCCCCAATTATAATTTTTAGTATCAATTACTAACATTATACCATTGTATTTCAGATTGAATCCTTTGTTTAGTAAAGCATCAATTTTTTTACTATTAAAAAATCCTGATACTTTATTCCTTTCAAAATTCCTAGTTCCAAGATGAAGCCGTCTATACATTGCGTGATTAGAGTCGTCATCTTTTAACTCTTCCAATTCTTCTTTAATACCTTGCCTGTACTCTCTGTATTCTTCAATAATAGGCAAAACATCTTTTTTACTTTTAATTTCTATCCATTCCATATTAAAAAGGGGCTACGTTTGTGTTGTCAAAATTATTTGGTATGTTATTAATCTGTGAGTCTTGATAGATAACTTGTGGTTGTGTGAATCTAAATAATTCCTCAGCAGTATCTGCCACGCGGTTAGTTAATACATCACAATGCCTAACGATTGAGCCCGTCATACCATTACGATTCTTGAGGATAACAAACTCTAATGTCGTATCTATCTCAGTAGGTTCTGGCGTACCATTGGCGCGAGCCTCAGTCAAGGCATAATAATGTGGACGATACAAGCCGATAACAATTGATGCGTCCTGCTCGATGTTTCCCGACGAACGAATGTCCGAAAGTTGTGGTCGCTTATCATTCCTAGATTCAACCGTTCTGCTTAATTGTGATAGGCAAATGATAGGAATGTTTAGCTTACGTGTAAGACGTTGAACCTTAGTTGATACGCTAGAAACCTGTGCGAAATCACTTTGGTCTTTAATCTGATTGTCTCGAATCAATTGTAGATAATCTATTATGACAATGTCAATCTTATGTTTACGACATTCCGATATCACAATAGATGATAGGTAGTTTATGTCGCGATTATCTGAGTCATAAAAATAGATTGGCAACTTCTTTAAGTTAACCGCATCCGAATCCTTAATCTTATCAATATCTTCTTTCGACAAACGATATGCGCCAAGGTCAGCGTAGGTAAACTCTGATGCTTCAGATGAAATGAAACGATTCATTAGCGATTCCTTTGGCATCTCAAGTGACAATAGTAAAACATTCTTGCCCGCCATACCCGCCTTCTTAGCAAAGTCAAGTCCGACAATGGTCTTACCCGCAGATGGTCTAGCCGCAATGACAATCATACCCGCCTGCCAACCGCCAACCGAATAGTTAAGTTGCCTGCTTCCCGTATCAACTCCCGAAAACTTAGCCTTGCCCGCATTTTCTTCAAGCAATGTTATTGTATTATCAAATACCTCAGCAATTCCGACGACTTCCTTGTTTGCATCAATGCCCGTAGATAAACTATCTGTCTCGGCGTCAATCGTTGCACGAATCGTATTCACATCAGCACCATCTATTAACATTGCGTTGATATTAGATGATATATTAAATAATATCCGCTTAGCGTACAATTCTTTTAACTCCAAGCATAACTCAGTCAATTCAATAACACGATTGGGTCTTAATGTTAGGATAGCCGTGTCATTGATGCCTTGTATTTTCTTTGATTTAACGAGTCTAAATATGTCTGAACGCGTGAATGTATTCTGCGTATCAGATAGTTCAACACACGCAGAAAAAACAGCCTTGTTCAATGGGTCAGCGAACACCTCAGTAGTAATAATTTTCTTAGCGTCCGATGTGTAGTGCGGATGCTCTATTAAATAGCTGGCGAGGTCAGCCTCTAGCAGTGTGTCAAATAATTCTAGTTTCATATTTTGTTTTAGTAATTGTCGGGAATCGTTATCGTTGTACGTGGTGCAGTCGGCTCACTTGATGTCTTAGCAGGAGTTTGTCCTCTAGGTGCAAACAATCCAGAATAGTTATTAGATATCGATGTATCAATAATCTGCTCAAGTTGCTCGTCTGAATAGCTAGCCCAAGTCTTAGTCAGCGTTTCAATACCTGTGGTAGTGTAGGATTGTTTCTTCTCTCGCTTATACTTAAACCATTTTTCAAATATCAAATCCCGTGCGCTTAGCACCTTAATCTCTTTTACTTTAATTTCTTTTACTTTACTTTCCTTTCCTTGCATAGCATTTGCATCTGCATTTGCATCTGCATTTGGTAATGCATTTGCATCCTTAACCTTGTTCCAACGTAATTGAGCGGCATCTTTTGCTCTCTGAGTTTTCTCCAAGTAGGGTTGCATATAGAACTTTTGTCTCATAGAAAAGAAATTATTGTCTATGTCTATCTGAAACAAATCGTAGTTACTTACCACAACCTTTAGCTTGGATTCACTCGTACCAAACTCATCCGCAAGCAAGTCCAAGTCATCCAAAGGATACTTAAAATCTTGTTGGTCTCTAAGTACCTCAAGCACCATAAAGTAGATGCCGTAGCCTTCGATACCTAAGTCTTTAATTACTCGCTTTAATTTTCTATCGTGCCTCGCATTACTAAAATGCGGGAAATAATATGCATCCTTCTTCATACCTCTCTTATTAGATTATCTATCTTGGAAATTCTGTTTGTTAGTTGAATAACCTTCTTGAGGATTATATCAAACGTGGGTATCTCTGGGTCATATAGTTTCATAACCCTTTGGTAGTCAATCAATTCAATTTCGGTATGGACTTTTCTTACTCGCAGAATAGCGATGTATGCCTTTTCTTCTAGTGTCATCTGATTGCTTGGTTGTGTTTAACCCCGCCATAAAATTACAGCGGAGTCAAACAAAGTTATACCAATTTATTTATTTAGCAATAACAATACTGCTAATATTTTGAGTCGGGATAGCCAAGACAACGTGTCTAGTATTATCAAACTCTTTGTGTTCGCGTGGTCGGCTTAGGTCGGTAAACAATAGCGACTTTGCACCATCCGTACATCCAATATACTTTCCAACAATAAGTTCGTCGTGCATAAATAACTTATACTCAACGATGTACTTAGTCTGCTTGTCATATTGTTCAACGTTAGCCCACTTAGTATTAGGTGCAAAGATTTCTTTCTCTTCGCCAAAACGTGTCAAGTAAATGTTCATTAATTCTCTCATAATAATTGTTTATTTATTTTCTATTTGTTTTATTAATTACGTTTCTATTATACCTTGCCCTATCTGCAGGATATAGGGAATAAAATCCCAATGCGCTGACTTGGCAAATGTTTCTCCTATCGCAAGCGTAGCACGGATAAGAAAACTTGTTACTATTTTTTAATCTATGGGTATAAATGATATGCCCAATCTTTTGCTCAACACCGCACCATCTACAATCGATGTTGTTCTTAGTATTTGGATTGCATTGAATTCCCATTACTTTTCTGGATTATATAATACACCTTTAGGACTTCTTCTGCCCTTTGGCATTGTTGATTCATCCCACCTATCTTCAGACACAACCACGCTAAACACCTTGTTTGCTCGGTAGCTTTCTTCCTTAGATTCTTTATGGCGTATTATGTTAAAAATTATGATTGCAAGAAAGCTGATAGTGGAAAGCACAAATACCTTCATAGCCTTTGTGGTTTTGCTATTCATTTCTATTGCATTTAGTTCCGACAATATGAGACGCGTAAAGGAATGTTGGTAGTGCCATAGTAATTAGCCACAATGCGTCCTCCTTTAATGCTTCGTTGTTAGAGACTTGTAGGAATATAAATCCCGCTACGAGAATAATTCCTGTGATTAGTTGTAAGGTTTCGGTTTTCATTTAGAATATGATTAAGTAATAGGCTAAGGCTACAAATGCTACGCATAGTAATGCCTCAATTAATTCGCCATAGGTTGTTTTGTTAGAATTCATCCTTGTAGATTATCTTAAATATAGTAGGGTGCGGAGATGAAATCGTATCGCCATTATCGTCGTAGACTGCTACAAATAACTCGTCCTCATATAGTAGATGAATCATAAATTGATTACCATTCATCTCGAAAGTGTACCACGAATCTGATTCGCCGTTCCAATCTAATACCTCGTCACACGACATCTTGTTTACCCTTGCGCTTACTAAAATCTTCTGCGAGAAAGGGTTGATTACTACGTTGAACTTTGTCATTACTTTATCTTCTCTAGGTAGTCTAATAGTTTTTGGGAGTCCACGTTTGCCTTCTCTAGCAAATCATCGTACTGCTCGCGCATCAGATACAAATCGGCAATCAGTACATCAACTAAGTCGTCGGTATACATCCTTGCGTATGCTCCCATCTCGGTAGCCGTCACATTATCTAATCTACAATCCTCGATTGTGTTTAGTATTTTTTCTCGTTGGTTCATTGTTTGGTTTATAATTTAAAGGTTTGTCATTGTTCCAAATACAAGGAGTGTTAACTTATCTATGTCGGCATCTACTTCTGCTTGGTAGCAGATTAGCTCCCATAGGTCTTCGTTATATTCATCTCGGTATAGATGAACATACATACCATCGGGCTTGACGTCCCAATTATTGTTTTTCAGTGTTGCGAATTGCTCGCCTGATAAAAAATGTTTCATTGCTTGGTTAACGATTGCCTATACATCGTGAGGTTCTTAGATTATCGGTTGTTGTTCAGCACCCACATAAGGTGCGCAATATCTTCTTCGCTCATTGCAATTGCATTAAAAGGATTTCAATATTATTTATCAAGTTTTCTTCTTCGGAAAAATCTTCCGCCGTATACTTTCTATAATCTAAATGAGTTCTTAACTCTTCTAGATTCTCGCTGATTGCTTCAACGATTGCTTGTTGTTTTGGCATCGGTTTATTTAGTTTAGTATCCCATAATTTGATTGTACCACATTACCTTGGTGTCGGTTGACCACTCAACCCACTCATCTTCTAGTTCTGATAGAATCTCTTCTAACTCAGAATCCGTCCGACCAAACAAATCGTTTTTGTTTAGGTCGTGTATCTTTTCTAATTTACTAAATGGCTGACTGCCATACCACACATCTAACTCGTCTTGCAAGTTTGCGTAGTGAGTGTTAATTAATAATTCATTTATCATATTAGATAATCTACGATTGTCCCATACATCGTGAGGTTTTAGATTATTACATTTGATTAAGATAGTCGACAATACATTCGTATAACCCTTTGGTTGATACGTTAAATTTTGATGCTAAAAAGTCCTTGTATAAAATGACAATTTCTTCAAATGCATAGTCGTACTCTAATTCACTTAGCTTATCTCCTTGAGCGTAAACCAATTGACTAAATAAAAAAAAGTCGTAATCATATTTAGATTCCATAATGTTGTTTGTTTTAGTTGATGCCCAAATTTAGGACGGATATTATTGTTGTGCCGAATTAGTCGACATAAGTGCTATTTGTGTAGACGAAAGTTCAGATTCGTCAACGTTGTTTCGGCGAAGGTATGCCTTCAGCCAACCCGCTTGCTTGATTGTAAGTTGGTCGTTGAATATGGCGTACTTGCATAGATTATATATCTTGGTATGCTCTTCGTTGGCATCGCACTTATACCAATGCTTTTCCGAATACTTTCTTGCTAGGATAACTATTTGCGAGTTCTCCTTGTAAACTCTTAGGGATTCATCATTCCATCTAGGCATTTTCTTATGCGGTTGACCACCACCGCAAGGTTTTAGTTTTAAATCTCTTCGCTATTTGTATAGAACATAATAGATGTGAGCGTCGCGTTATCATCTTCATCGTATAGGTCTTCTTCTACCTCATAAACTACCTCCTCTTCTGAATCCCTATCGTATCTATAATAGATATGCACATTGCTCAAATCAAATTGCTTCTCAGTTTCTAATAAAAATTCTAGTAACTTTTTTGCGGTCAATGGTTTTTTATTTTGCATAATAGTTAGCGGTTGACCTATGCACCGCAAGGTTTATTTTTAGTTGTTTAGTGATTGCTTGTAAGATTCAAATACCTCTAGGAATTGTGGTAGGCAAGCCTTTGCCGAACGACCCTTGAGTCCGTAGTAATTTTTGATATCCGTAAACTTGATTCCATTACAAGTCATACCCGAAGCCATAATGCTTAGGTTGAATTTGTGTACCGCTAATTGATATGAGAAATAATCAACGTTACCATTTCCCGCAAAAACTTTTGGCGTACGTAGATTACCTAATCTAGCTTGCTCAACCGCTTGTTCGAATTGTGTTTTCATATTAGATAATATGCGGTTGCCTATACACCGCAAGGTTAATTGTTGCTAGTGGAAAATTAAGATGCAAGGATAAGGTCAAACAAACGCTCATCGATAGTCTTTTGTTGGTCAAAAGTCTTCTGCAATTTGTTGTGCAGTAACTCGTTGAAAGCGTTGTACACAATCCACTTGTTAGGGCGAACGTTCAACTGCTTAGTCTCGCGGTTCACTACATCTAGGATAAAGCGAGCGTTCAAGCTAGGTGCAGGATTCTTGTCTGATGACTCGTACTTGATTAGGCTCAACTTCTTGTTGATGTCTTGCACGTACTTCTCTACATTTAACACACGCGCCTCAGCTAGTAGGTCAAACTTCTTCTTGAGCGAAAAGAACTCGTTGTCCATAAAGTTGGCTACCAATTCGTCTAACTTAGGTAAGACAATCTCAGCGATTGAACCCGTATGTTTTACGCTGAATCCAATCTGCGTTTGTGCAATGCATAAGCCATTGTCACATACCTTGCGATACATTCCAAATGAACCGCTAGTCTTGTTTGACCCGTCGTACGAGTTAGTGAAGCGTAGCATTGGGAATAGGATATCCTTGTCTCCCTTAACCTCAATTTTGTAGCGGTCATCTGCTAGCACATAATCAACTGCAAAGGAGCGGTCATCACGATTGATTGAGCGTGACTTGTAATAGATGTCCGCGTCAATCAACTTGCGCTCAGCCTCTAAAAAGAATACCTCGTTAGGCAGGTGTCCGTATGACTTGGATACCACATTAACTAGCTTGCCGTTGGATACAATCCCCTGCTCTAGTCCCTTGCGTGTCGGCATACCGACTAACTCTTGCATTTGAATAACTTCGTTGGTCACGAATACGTTGTCTTGGGATGACTTAGCTAATAGGTCATCTACACTCTTGGTGCGTTGTGCGAACATTGACTCGTTGCCTTGAGCGTTCAACAATGAATTGATTTGACGTGTTGCATTTCTTGATACTGACATAATGTTTGGTTTCGGTTACCTACACCGAAAGGATAAGTTTGTGTAAGACGCCCGTAGGCGTTTCGGCTCATCAAGCCTCGTCAGTTACACTAGTCTCTAGTCTCCTCGATGCATATTGTGCCTAGCACCGCAAAGATTAGCGTGAAGAATAGCAATGCAAAACGACCCGCCGTTCCCGCTACTGCTAGGAAGTTGATATCGAATGATACGAATGCAATGCCTACGTACAATACAACAAATGAAATGATTAATGAATAGATAAAAGTTTTCATAAAAGTTATGCGGTTGCCTATACACCGCAAGGTTAATTGTTGTTAGTGATAAATTGTTAAACGATTGGTTGAGTGCGGTCACATATTTCATACCACACATTCTCTTCAGATGTGTTGGCAAATATAAATGCTCCCATAATTATTGAGCGGAAACCTTTGTCTGCTTTTTCCTTTAGGTACTTTTGGAATGCCCCCGTACCCTCTTGACCTACGTACTTGTTAATTGAGTAGAACTCCTTCATAAACGACTTCCACTCTTCAGCAGTTAAATAGTTCCAATATTCGCAATTCTTTACCGCCTCAGGATATCCCTCTTTCGGGTCAACCCAAACTTGGTCACGCTCATTTAAGAACGTAACCCGTAGCTTATACCCCTCATACATACCCTCTAGGTCAATGTACTTGTCGGTGTCGCGCTGTACTAACTGCAATGTTGCGCAATGTATTAGCTTAGCAAATATCTCACGACCATTACCCTTGTGAAGGTAGAAGAATGCATCAATTTCGCCATCATTTCTGATGCCCATTGAGATGATTGCGTCTTCGTTTGGCTTTACTTTTTCTACAAATTTTACTAGGTTTTTTGCTGATTGTAACATAATTTTTTCAAGTTGGTTGACCTACACCAAAAGGGTAGCGATTGGTAGCGGAATCGAACCGCCGTTAACCTTTCCAATCGTACGCTTGTGCATAACCCTTGCACGGGTGGGGATTTTGTGACGCCGTTTACTCAGCGATGGGTTTATTTAGCAACCCTTTCTTCTAGAACTTCAAACCAATGCCATTGGATATTACTATCCCAATCGAGCCAACCGCCTACTTCCGTAATAACGTGGTGTCTTTTGTCGTTTCCAAAGGTGGGTTAGACCTGTCGCTAAGACCCTTTCGGGTAGACCTTAACATTGTAGGATTCTTTAACCCTAGTCATCAAGTATCTCATTTTTCCCTGACAACAAGACAAAGGTAATGGGATTTCTTTAGAGTGCAATAGGTCAGATTAGATAATACAAGGCGATGAGACGAAATGGTAGAATGTGCCGACATATAGGGCAAATGTGTAGACGAAATCCTTTAAAATGATTAAAATATGAGAATAGTACAACAGATTTTGAGGAAATTGCACATTATCAAGAAGAATGCAATAGGTCTTCTCGCGTATATACTGAATTACGCGTACGCGCGGTTAAATAGGAGCATTTTTAGACCCCGATTTTGCGTCTAATGAATTATCTTTACTAGGGTGGATAGAATGGACATTTGAGGGGGCAAAGTGTCTTAAATCAAAGATATGGTGGCTTAAATCGAACGCTTTGTTTTGTACAATTTCACACTTGGAAAAATCATATTGATATGTTTAGATGTTGGGGGGTCATTTTGGGGGGCGGTATGTTCGGCGGGTAATTCCCCTAGCAGACATCTCCTCACGTACACCTACAAAAGATATTTTTTATCCTGCCTTGTAGGGTATGTTTTCTTTCCTAGTGAACTGATGGACTAATGAGGTAAGTAGTTGTCTATCAATCTAGTAGGGAGGTAGGGTGTTTGGAAATTGTCGGTAATATATTACTGATTGACAGGGTAATTTTTGGAATTTGGTTTGGGAAAGTAGACCCACCCCATCTAGGATTTTCGATTCATTCTTTGATTGCTGACCCGTTGTATACTATATATAACCTTCCGAACACAACTACGCACTACATAAAAAATTGCAACATTCAACACTAATCACTACCTTTGGACATATAAACCAAACAATATATAACAATGCTCAAATATGACATCAAACAAGCGCCGCCAAACACGGTCATTGTTGAGGTTGGAAAGTCGTTAGAGGACACCGTTACCTTTGGTGAAATGACGCTCCATATAGACCCTGAATTTAACCCCACACACCACGCTAGAATATACGGTAGAGTGATTGCCTTACCAGACGGAAGAACGTGGGATGAGGAGGGAAAGACGATTAACGACAAGGTTGAGGTGGGAGACATCATATACTTTCATTATTTAGTAACTAGCGATGAAGCGAACTGTATCTACGGCAACTATTATAAAGTACCTTATTATTGGGTTTTTTGTAGCGTCAGGAACGGTAACATATTACCTGTTGGAGGTTGGACTCTCTGCGAGCAAACGGTTGACCAGAACTTTGACACGTTTGAAGTTGGTGGCAGGAAGATTGAAGCGGTAATGAGTGACTCAGGATTGATAACATCTATCACTAAAAAGCCATCTGTTGACTACGCTATTTTGCGTTACATTGGTAAGCCAGTTGGCGAGGAATATCCAGTGCTTGCAAAGGTAGGTCAAACAGTAATTCTTGCAAAAAATTCAAACTTTACTAACAAAATTGAAGGCAAGGACTACTACACGGTAAAACAGCAATACCTCTTAGGAGTAAAATAACGCACTTTTGGTATGCATTTGCATATGCATTTGCATTGCATTTGCTATGCCAATCAGAATGCAAGGAAAGGAAAGGAAAGGAAAGTAAAATAATAAAGGCACTGACGCGCCAGCAAACTGATATGTTTTTATCAACCCTAAAAGACCTACTAACGCGAAAGCCAAACAGGTTAGGTTCCGCCGCCGCGCCGCCCAAAAAATAATAACTATGGCATCATTTACAGATGAAGAATTCAGTAGGATTATAATTCCTGTTGGACAAAAGAATTTAGAGAAAGACCCCGTTGTAAATCAAATCTTCGGAAAGGTTAGCAAGGACGATATTCCGCTAATCGAATACGTTGCACTACTCTACGACATCAAGTCTCCAATGAGATTAAAGATTCCTGACATTGTTGAGAGAAAAGAGGAGTGCGCAGAGATGGCTGGACTAAAAGGTGACAACACTCATATCTTTGATTTAAGCGACGATAAATTACTAGGGTATATCAATGTATACCTGAAGCATCAATCGTCGAAAATATGGGCTATTCTCGCAGCCAACGAGGAGGTTCTATGGCAATACCAGCAAGAACTTTTAACTCCTATCGTAAATTTCAAGAATGACAAGGATAAATTGCAGGCACTTGAGATTAAGTCAAAGCTGATGGGAGAGTGTGACGCAATCATCAAAAGAATTGAAGCGTACGAAGAGAAATTGTTTGGCGATAATCAGCTGAAGAAGGATAAGATTATTAACTACACGCCTGAATCGATAGCTAATGTATAGAACTCACAAGAACTCCTCGACAAAAGAAATAAACGGGATAGTTGTTAACATTCCGCCATCGGGAGTTGTTTACAACGTAATTACCAACGAGTGGGAGAAGCGTGATATTGTCAAGCGTTCAGCTCGTAAAGAAAACCAATATTGGGAAAGACCCCTGCCTCCTACAGATTATGACGTTAAGCGAAAAAAAGAAATTGCTACACAAAAAACAAACTCGGAATACTACAACCCAGAGCTACAAGCCTACCGCAATCAGGAGTGGGATAGGCGACTTAACGGTTACTGGTTTTACAACAATGGTGTGCCTACTTACGTTACTGGGCTACATTATTTTTATCTGGTACATTGGAAAATAGACGTCGGATATCCTCACTTCCGTATGACGGATGTTGACTTTTTTTACTTTTTGGAATATGTAGTTCAAGACCCACGCGCTCTAGGAATGATAGAGGTAACTAAGCGTCGTCAGGGTAAGACTATGAGAGCAGGTGCATTTTTGTTTGAACTCACCTCTAGAAGTAAAAATAAAAACGCTGGCATTCAATCAAAGACATTTGAGGACGCTAAGGACAACGTATTTGCAAAGGGAATTGTAATGCCGTTCAAGTACCTACCCGATTTTTTTGTTCCGATTTATGATACTGAAAAGGGTATGACCCCCAAAGGGGAACTTAGATTTTTTAAGACAAACAAGCGCGGCAAGGATGATGAACTTTTTGACAAAAAGATTGAGTTAGAATCTGGTATCACGTTTAAATCTGCCGACAAATTTGCGTATGACGGAACTAAGCTACACAGGTATTTAGGAGATGAGGCAGGAAAGACAAAGGGTGTAGACGTTTACGATAGGCATCAAGTCGTTCAGTTCTGCTTGTTTGAAGAAGAACGTATTATTGGTAAGGCACTCTACACAACTACTGTCGAGGAGATGGAGGATGGTGGTCAAGCTTTTCAAAAGTTATGGAATGCGTCTGACATTAACGAAAGGGATGCCAATGGAAGAACTCAGTCAGGATTATATCAATACTTTATGCCTGCCTACAAGACCTTGTACTACGACAGATATGGTTTTCCAGATGAGGTAAAAGGAAAAGAGTATTTTATAAATTCTCGCAATGGACTTGAAAACGACCCACGTGCGCTAGCTTCATACATCCGTAAGAATCCATTCACAATTGAGGAGGCATTCTTTTCGGAAGCAGAATCTTGTCTATTTGATGCGATGAAGTTAAACCGCCAAGTAGAGTCAATCTCTTGGATGGACGAAAAAGAATTGTATATTCGCGGCGAATTTATGTGGGAAGGTAGTGTGCGCGACAGTAAAGTTGTCTTCAAGAAAACTTCTAACGGAAAGTTCTTGGTACACGCTAGTGTAAATCCAACTGACTCAAACTATTACAATCAAGTAAGGGAGTTTGGAACAAAGAAAGCCCCAATAGAAGCTAATAAGTTTGTTATTGGATGTGACCCGTTCGACCATAACATCACAACATCGAAAGAACGGTCTGATGGTGCGGCATACGTTTACAAAACATTTGACGCTATCCACGAACTAAGTGAGACGTTTGTTGTCGAATACCTTAACCGACCAGATAAAGCAGAAATATTTTACGAGGATATGATTAAGTTGTGTCACTTCTTTGGTTGCACAATACTTCCCGAGGATAACAAGGTTGGCTTAATTAAATACTTTGAGCACAGAGGTTATGAGAGGTTCTTGTTTAAGAACGGAGCTAAGTTTGGTGTATCTGCCACAGTAAAAACACACCAACAAATAGCTGAATTAATCGAGACTTATGTGGAGGAAAATGTGTCAAAAGTAAGATTCAAAAATCTTTTATTGGATTGGTTGAAGTTTGATATAAATAAAACCACTAAATTTGATGCGACAATGGCGAGTGGCTACACATTAATGTTAGCCAATGGTTCTCGATTTGCTCAAAAACAAGAAGTAACAAAAAAGTTATACGACGTAAGGGAGATATTCCTGTAAGATTATGGCAGAAAACGCAAACACGATTAACAATTTTCCTTCGCACACAATTGATGCGTCACTGAAGGATGAGAAATGGATAGCACAATATTTGAAAGCAGCTTGGATGGATTTCTCTGCTTACTATCCTAACCAGATGTACAATGGGCGAGATAAGTACCACGAGATTAAGCTGTATATGTACGGCAAGCAATCTGTTAGCAGGTACAAAAAATTGTTACAACCGCGTGACGTTGCTAATGAAGACCAGTCTTGGATTAATATCAACTGGGACATCTTACCAATTATCCCTAAGTTCCGTCGTATAGCACTTGCTACTTTATTCAAGACTGATTACAACATTTCAGTAGACGCTATTGACCCAGTAGCTCAAGACGATAAGAAATCTTTTTATGCAGATAACGCTGCAAAACTTATTCTTAAAAAAGAATTTGAAAGCCAAGGCTTAGACCCAGAATTAATTCCTGCTCCTGAAGCTCCTGTTGAAGATATGCAAGAGCTTGATATGTATATGAACTATTCATACAAGCATCGATTAGCAATTGAAATGGAGCAAGCATTGCAATTAGTAATGAATCTAAATAGGTTCGAAAGTGAGCGTTTAAAGGTAATAGAAGACCTTCACGATTGGGGCATTGGAGGTTACAAAGAATATTTTGATGCGCATAACAACATTAAGATTCGTCGCGTAAATCCGATGAATTTAATTATGAGCTACACGACTGACCCTAACTTTAAGGACGTTCAGTATATTGGAGAGGTAATTGAGATGACTATTTCTGACCTCAAGCAGATGGCTGGAAATAAGTTTACTGAAGAACAGTATCAGATAATTGCAGAAAAATATTCTAATAAATACAACAACACTTCTACACTACGCGACCTTAACAGTAACTACGACGGAATCTATGACGGATTTAGAATCAAGGTACTAGACTTAGAATTTTATTCGTACAACAGTATTATTCTTGAGGAGCGAGTTAACTCAAAAGGAAACAAAGTTGTTGGACGCGCAAATAAAATTAAGAACTCACGTAAAGATAAAACATACTCAAAGACAGACTACAAAGTAGTGTACAAGGGTAAGTGGGTTGTTGGTTCTGAATTTTTCTTTGACTGCGAGCTTGCAACAAATATGAAACGTGCAAAGTCTAACTTGACTGACACGACTCTTATGTATCATATTTCTGCTCCAAATATGTATCAAATGTCTACCTACTCGTTAGGAGACCAAATGAAAAGTATTGCAGACCAGATTCAATTAGCATACTACAAGCTACAAAATGTTATGTTACGCGCTAAGCCTCGTGGCATAATGATTGAGATTGGCTCGTTAGAAGGAGTGCCATTAGGAAAAGCAGGTAGAGCACTCAAGCCTTCAGAGATATTAGATTTATATAATCAAACTGGTACCCTTGTTTACAGAAGACTTAATGATGAAGGGCAAGCAAGTAATTACAAGCCGATTGAAGAACTTGAAAACGGAATTGGAAACGAGGCTGTTCAGTATTTCAATATCATTAAGCAGAATATTGAATTGCTTAGGGATATTTTAGGATTTAATGAAATTACAGACGGTTCTACCCCTGACCCACGTACCTTAAATGGAGTGGCTAAGTATGCTTCAGAGTCTACTAACAACTCACTTGACTTTATTAAAAGAGCTGAGAGGGATTTGCTAGAAAGATTATGCACAGACCTAACACTAAGAATTCAAGACTCAGCGCTAAATGGTTCTATCTCTGGATACATAAGAGCACTTGGAAGTGAATCAGTTCAGTTCTTTAAATTAGACCCAAATGTTTCGTCTCACGAATGTGGTTTGATGGTTCGTCAAAAGCCAACAGAATTTGAAAAAGAAAAATTGTCAAGACGTATTGAGCAGGCTATTCAATCAAATCAAATCACATTAGCTGATGCTATGATGATAGAAAATATTGAAAACCTAAAGTATGCAGAAGTTTTATTGGGTAATAAAATACGTAAAAACCAAGACGACGCACAAAAACGCGCAATGGAGCAACAGCAGATGAATGGACAGATTCAAATGCAATCTGCTCAGGCTGCGGAGGCTGCTAAGCAACAAACTCTACAAGTTGAAATGCAAGCTAAGATGGCTGTTATTCAGAAAGAAAAAGAGCTTGAATTGCAGGTTGAATTAGCTAAGATGCAGCAACTAGCTCAGATTGAAGCGATGAAGGTTGAGGGTAAAATTAATATGAGTAAGATTGAGGCAAATAGCCGTGAATACATCGCCCAAATAAAAAAGGGTGAAAAAGATTTAGGAAATACCGAGAAGTAATTTATACATTTGTACCGAAAACCAAACAATAAATGGAAGAGAACGTAATTAATTTGGACGAATTATTGCCCAATAATGAGGGAACGCAAGAATCAACAGTTAGGGACATTACCCCAGCTTCAGAACAAGTTACTAGCGAAGATGCTAGCAGTGAAACTGAAGGAAATGATGATTCTATTGAAGATGGGACTCCGAACGAGGAGGCTCAGGTAAATTATGAAAGTATTACAGAAGGTTCAGTAGAAGCTGGAGATGAAGAATCTAACGTTACCCCAGAGGCGGGAACACTAGAAGACACAAACCAAGAAGCGCCTACTGAGCCATCTGAATATAAATTCAAGGACGATTTCATTAAGAAAGCTGTAGAATACTACGAGACGTATGGTACACTACAACCTTATTTGGAAGCGGCTACTGTAGATTATGATTCTGTGTCTGACTTAGACTTAGTTAAAGCTGAGTTTGATAAGCAGAATAATGATTTAAGTGAAAGAGCGCGCACAAAACTTTTTGAAAAAGAACTTGAAAAATACAATCTTGACGCGTATGATGAAGATGACGCAGAGGTAGGTAAAGCTTTGTTAATGCGAGATGCTAATAAGCTTAGAAAAAACCTCAAGGAAGAACAACAAAAGTTCATCCAGTCAATTCAGCCTGCAAATCAGGAACAAGTACAACAAGTTTCTCCAGAAGAAATAGAAGCTCAACAAGCGCAAGCTAGAGCTGCTGTGCAATCAGGAGTTAGTAATGTGGTTAAAGACAGCTTAATTAAGTTGGAGGCTAACGGTGAAGGAATTAATTACCAAGTGGCTGATACTAGTAAAATTGTTGATTACGCCATAGATTCAAGTAAATTTCTATCGACTTTTGCTAAAGATGGAAATGTGGATTGGGATAAATGGACTAAGGTAGTTGCGTTCGCAGAGAACCCAACTCAATTTATAAGTGAACTCATTAAGCACGGAAAGTCTTTGGGTCGTAAAGCGATGGAGTCAGAATTAAAAAATGTCACTCCACCAACGAACTCAAAAGAGGTTATTGAAAATAACGATTATAGTAATCCATTTGATAACCCTGTAGATTTCTTAAAAGGAATGACTGTTAGAAAATAAGTTATTCACAATTAAATTATTATTACAATGGCTATTGGAGCAGGTAATATTGACCGTACGTTTTTATCGACGGTATCATTTACAAACACGTTAGAGCAACGTGAAATTTTAAAGGACGTTCTTGACATCTATGATGAGGAAGCGTCTATGTTGGACATCTTAGATTGGACAGGTAAGGCTAAGGCTACTGCTCAAACTGAGTATTTTACAGTACAGAACAACTTCTTGTATGCTACTGCTACAGTTAAAACTCCTGGCACTTCTGCTGGAGCTGCTGGAGCTTCTGTAGACATTACTTGTGTTGGTTCTACTTCTGTTAAGCCTGTAGTTGGCGAGTTAATCTTGTTCGCTAACGGTGTTGTAGGTTATGTATCTGCTGTTTCTTCAGCTACTGACTTCGTTATCACTGTTAAGCCAGTTAACTCTGCTGATGCTATCCCTGCTGCTACAACAGGTTCTAAGTTGTCATTTATGTCTAACGCATATGCGGAAGGAACTGGTTCTAACCAAATGCGTAAGTCTGATTTGATTAAGCGTTCTAACAAATTGCAAATCTTCAAGACTAAGACTTCTATCACTGATATCGCTTACGGTTCTAAAATCGAAGTTGAATTCAAAGGTAAGCCTTACTACTTCTTGAAGCAGCAGCACGATGCGTATTTGAAGCACCGTATGGACATCCTTTATTCAGTATTATTTGGACGTGAGTCAGCTGGATTAACTGATGCTTCTGGTAACGCTATCAATACAACTCGCGGTTTGCGTGACACTATCGTTAATGCTGGTGGTATTTCATCTTCAGTTGCAACTGGTGGTACTTTGTTATTGTCTGATATCGCTGCATTATCTCGTTTGATGGATGCTAACCGTTGCCCTTCAGAATACCAATTATGGGCTGGTGCTGACTTTGATAACGCTTTTGATTCTCAAATCACTGGTGCTACTCAATTCATTAATGGTGCAGTAAACTATGCTTCTTACGGTGGTAAGAAAGACGTTGCTATTGCTTTAGGTGTTCAATCTTTAGCTGCATTTGGACGTACTTTCCACAAGAAGCGTCTTAACGCTTTATCTCACCCACAAATCACTTCAGTAGGTGGTACAACTACTTTCACAAAAGAGGCGTACTTAGTTCCTGCTGGAAAGATTAAGGTTGAGCAAGGTGGTGGTCAAGTAGACCGTATGATGGTTCGTTACCTAGAGATGCCAGAAGGCTTAAATTCTCGCTTCCGTGAGAAAATGCTTGGTGGCTTAGCTCCAACTCCAACTTCTGATACTGATACACTTGATATCGTGTACACGAGTATCGAGGGTCTTGAGACCGTGGGGAACGAGCACTTCGTTAAATTTTCTATTTAATCATAGAATAGTGCAATTTTTAAAGAGAGGGGAGAAGAAATTCTCCTCTTTTTTTATGAATATATTGTTTATTGCAAAATGTTCATTACATTTGCGTAACCAAACAATAAAAAAATGAGAACAAAAATTTGTAAAACCTGCAATCAAGAATTAATAATCGAGCAATATCATAAACCAAATATGGGCTCGTGTAAAGAATGTACAAACAAGAAGCAAAAAGCTGACAGATTAAATAATTTAGAAAAACGAAGAGAGGGAGCTAGGTTGTCTTATTATAAAAAAAGGGAAGAAAACTTAGCTAGGGCAAAATCTTATGCAGAAAAAACAAAAGAAACAAAATCTGAATATGATAAAAAGTATAGAGAAGAAAATAAGCAAAAAATAGCTGATTATAAAAAGCAATGGGGTCAAGAAAATGCTGAAAGGTTATCTGAGAAATATAAAAAATACGTTGAAGAAAATAAAGATTCTTTATTAACCAAGAAGTCTCAATATGCAAAAAATAATAGACCTAAAATAAATGCAAAAAAGGCTATTTATGAAAAAAATCGTCGTGCAACTGACCCATTATTCCGTTTAACAAAGAATACCAGAAAAATGGTGTCTAGGTATATGTTTGACGGTAAATGCAAGCGGACACAAGAAATAATAGGTTGTTCTTATGAAGAACTAAAACTTCATATAGAAAAACAATTCACAGAAGGAATGACTTGGGATAATTATGGGATAAATGGATGGCATATAGACCATATTAAACCACTAGCTATGGCAAGCACGGAAGAAGAAATAATGGCTTCTAATCATTATTTAAATTTGCAACCTATGTGGCAATTGGATAATTTAAAAAAAGGTGCTACTTTTGACGGAGTTAATTATAAAACCAAACAATAAAAAGAAATGAAAGCATCTGAATACAATCAGCTGTCTCCAGATATGGAGAGAAAGCTAGCTCAAAACGAACGAGCTACCTACCGAGTTAATAATGTGCGTCCTGACCCAGATAATTATGGGAAGTTCTTGATGCCATCCGCATTGCAAATCCCTTCTACAGACGTTATTTATGACAAAGGAAAGAAAGACTTTGTTACTATTGCCGCTATTGAGCGTACTGACAATGATGGGAATGCAGTATTTTTAAACATTGTATTTACCGCATCTAACTTTGGATACTTATTTCTTGATGGAAAGAATGCTGTTCATCAGAAAATTTATCAATTTTTAGAGTTGTGTAATTACAATGATAGCAATCCGAATAAAAACGGAGAGGCTGAAGTTCATTTTCACCGCGTAGATACTAAGAAGGAAGCAATCCAAGAGCGTTCTGTTCGTAAGTTAATCGTTAAGGCGGTTAATTTAGCGATTGAAATGGAAGAGAAAAAGGCTAAGGAAGTTGCAATGGCTTTAGGTATTGATGCAGAAAGTATGGAAGAAGTTCGTAACTTGTTAGAAGACTACGCGGAGGACAATCCTTCTGAGTTCTTAGAAGTTGCCGAACGCGCTACTGTCGAGATTGAGTCTTTATTAAAAGAGGCAATTAAGAAGGGTATTATTTTAAACAATTTAAACTCACAAGTATTTGAGTGGGCAGAAACTCATAAGGAGATTTACAAGTACAAAAAGTCCCCTAATAAGAATTATGTCAAGGAACTAGCCGATTACCTAGAAGAAAACAATCCAGATGAGCTAAACGCCATCAAGACCCGTTTGGGGTAAATCCGACAACAGGATAGATTGTTTGGTTTCGGTTGTTTAGAGGGAGTCACATATTGTGGCTCCTTTCTTTTTTTATCAGAAAAATAGTTATCTTTGAGGCAAAACTATTCTCGCTTTAAAATGGCAGTTAACTTTAGCGCTCAATTCAGGATAAATGAGAAAACTCAGTCACGAGTTTTACGCCTTACAGATACTTCAACTGGGTTTACTTTAGCAAAAGGTAACTTCTCGGTAACTTTTCCAGATGGTTCTACTCGAATCAAAACAGACTTTTCGAGTCCTGATATTTCTGCTGCGGGAGGCTTTGTTGACATCACACTTGTTACAGATAGTACAGGTGCTGTAATCATAGGTAACTATAAGATTGACTTTGTTGCGTTAGATACATCTTTGAACGGATATAATCTTTCAAGAACAAATAATTTTAATTGGGTTAAGCCTACGAAGAATATTGTTGATGGGTCGGATGTGTTGCTCCCAGAGGTTAAGTTCTTTGATAACACTTCTTACTTAACTATTGGCAGCTTTACAGGTACGTTGACGCGTACTTTTACTACGGTTATGCCTAGCAATACGCCACAGTCGGGAACTACTGTTACGGGCACGGGTAACTTAATTACCCCAGTATTTTCAGGAAACTATTACGAGGGAATATATACTGCTAGAGCAGATGTCTCTGTGGCATATGCTCATTCAACAGATACTTGGGCGAGCGTATTGTATATTGACTTGTTACAGCAGGTTATTGATGTACAAAGGGCTCCTACACAGTATCAGTTAATTGGATTTATTAATACCTACCACGCTGCAATTGAGGCGTACGAGACAACGAACGATACTCAGTTTGATATTCTTAATGAAGAGTATGATTTAGTAATGGCGTTGTACTCACACTTAATTGCAAGATTTGAGTCTGCAACGTTAGATGGTTCAGAGCCTATCTTAGCTCAGTTGCTAGACATCTTACGTCCTTACAATACACATACTTACACATCTGCTCCTTTAGCAGCATTTGCGTTAGAGACTAAGTCGTTTAACATCTCTGATGGAACGAATACTGACTTAGTGCCATTAAACTCTACGTTGAATATTTTAGGTAGCAATGGTATTGTAACGGCAGTTACGAATAATACAGTTACGACGTCTCCTGCTTACGGAACAACTAGTGGTACTATTGCACAGGGTAATGATTCTCGCTTTCACAATCCTGTTACTATTGGAACTGCTAACGGATTAAGTTTATCTACGCAGGTTATTTCTTTATCTAGCGCAACGACAAGTTCTGCTGGAGCAATGAGTGCTGCTGATAAAACTAAGTTAGATGGAATTGCTGCTGGAGCGCAGACTGGTACGGTTACTAGTGTTGGCGTTAGTATGCCTGCCGCGTTTACGGTTAGCAATTCACCCGTTACAACAAGTGGTACAATTGCAATTACAGCTACGGGAACTACGCTTCAGTATATGCGTGGGGATGGTACTGTTGCAACGCTAAATACAACGGTTGTTACGGAGGGAACAAACTTATACTACACACAAGGCAGATTCGACACAGCGCTTGCTGCTAAGAGTACAACTAACCTAGCGGAAGGCACTAACTTATACTTTACGAATTTACGCGCTAGACAGGCTATTAGTTTAACAACTACTGGTACATCTGGTGCTGCTACATACGACTCTACTACAGGTGTTTTAAACATACCTGCTTATCAAGGTGGAGTTACAAGTTTCAATACCCGCACGGGCGCAATAACGCTTACGTCAGGCGATGTAACTACTGCGCTGGGGTACACTCCTGAGAACGCAGCTAATAAGGGCATAGCGAACGGATATGCAAGCCTAGACGGCGCTGGATTAGTTCCTTCTACGCAGCTTCCTTCTTACGTGGATGACGTGTTAGAATATGCTGACTTAGCATCACTTCCTGCGACAGGAACTACGGGTAAGATTTACGTTACATTAGATACCAATAAGATATACCGTTGGAGCGGTTCTGCTTACATTGAAGTTTCTCCTACGGTTGGGACTATCTGGGGAGGCATTACAGGAACGCTTGCTAATCAAACGGACTTACAGTCAGCGTTAGACGCGAAGCAGGATGATATTACATTAACCACTACGGGAACAAGTGGTGCTGCAACGTTTATTGGCAACACATTAAATATTCCTCAGTATCAGGGCGGAGTTACTAGCTTTAACACAAGAACAGGTGCTATCACTTTAACTTCTTCTGATGTAACGACTGCGTTAACATTCACTCCGTATAACGCAACTAACCCTAGCAATTATATTGCTCTAACATCATTATCTGCGGGAACAGGAATTAGCTATAACAACACTACTGGTGTAATTACTAATACGATTACACAATATACAGACGCACTAGCTAGAGCCGCTATTAGTGCTACTGGTAATATATCTTACAATTCTACAACTGGAGTTATTAGCACTTCGTTGACTCAGTACACAGACGCTTTAGCAAGAGCTGCTATATCATTAACTACTACAGGAACAAGTGGTGCGGCGACTTACAATTCGACTACGGGTGTTTTAAATATTCCTGAATATCAAGGTGGAGTTACTAGCTTTAACACTAGAACAGGAGCTGTTACATTATCATCTGGAGATGTAACAACTGCTTTAGGATTCACTCCTTATAACGCAACTAACCCTAGCAATTATATTGCCTTAACGGCTTTATCTTCTACAGCTACTGGGTTAACATATACTAACACAACAGGTGTATTTAGTTTGACAACTGGATATGCTATCCCTACGACTGTTAAGCAGGGCAACTGGGATGACGCTTATACTTTTGTAGCGGCTTTCCCTTCGCAGACTTCTAACGGAGGGAAATACTTAACAACAGATGGTTCTACATTAAGTTGGGGAACAGTTGCTGCTGGAGTAACTAGCTTCAATACAAGAACAGGGGCAATTACCCTATCGTCTTCAGATGTAACTACTGCACTAGGATATACTCCTGTAACGAATGCTCGCACGTTAACAATTAACGGCACAACATTTGACTTAACAGCAAATAGAAGCTGGACAGTTTCTGGCACATTAGCTGCTGGAGGAACTGCTGGGCAGATATTATCTAAGATTGATGCTACTGATTACAATACACAATGGATTGATAATTATGCAACTCAAGTTAAGCACGATGTTAAATTAGGGGCTACGATTGCTAAGGGCAAGGCAGTTTATGTTTCAAGTGCTGACGGTACAAATATGATTGTTTCTGCGGCATCTAATGCTTCGGAGGCTACGTCTTCAAAGGTACTTGGTTTAACAGAAACTGGCGGAGTTACAAACGACATCGTAAAGGTTGTTACAGAGGGACTTGTCGCTGGACTTGATACTTCTACTGCAACTGCTGGAGACCCAGTATGGTTAGGTACGGGGGGCAACTTGATATTTGGCTTAGCCAACAAGCCTGTCGCTCCTGCACACTTGGTGTTTATCGGTGTTGTAACAAGAGTTCAATCTAACAACGGAGAGATATTTGTTAACGTACAGAATGGCTTTGAATTTGAAGAGCTTCATAACGTATTGCTTACCTCTAAGGCTGATAAAGACTTAGTTTACTACGATAGCGCGACTAGCCTTTGGAAGAACGCTCAGTTAACAACGGTATTAGGCTACACGCCATATAATGCAACTAACCCTAATAACTACATTGCGTTAACAGCATTATCCTCAACAGCAACTGGCTTAACATACACTAATACAACGGGTGTGTTTAGCTTGACTTCTGGATATGTTATCCCAACAACAAGTTCTGCCACAAACTGGGATACTGCTTATACAAACAGAATCACAACTTTAACCACTACAGGCTCAAGCGGTTCTGCGACATTAGCTTCTAACACACTTAACATTCCAACATATACTCTTGCTGGATTGGGTGGTGTTCCGACAACGCGTACGATTACGATTAACGGTACAACGTATGACTTGTCGGCGGACAGAACTTATACAATTACTCCTTCTGCCTCCGCTAGAGCAGAACAAAACTTTACGGCTACTGCTGGGCAAACTACCTTCACCATAACAGGTGGATACGTAGTAGGCTTGGTTGACGTATTTATTAACGGAGCAAGATTACTTCCAACGGACTATACGGCAACGAATGGTACGACGGTGGTGCTTGGCACAGGAGCTTTATTAAACGATGCTGTAACGGTATTAAATTATACAAGCACAATTGCAGCGTTACCTACTTCAAGAGATGTAATTGATTACACAGCAACTGCGGCACAGACTACCTTTACGGTAAGTGGTGGATATGTAGTTGGCTTGTTAGATGTGTATGTCAACGGTTCTAAGTTAACATCGGCTGAGTTTACAGCAACTAACGGAACAACGTTTGTCTTAACAGATGCGTCAGTAGTTGGCAACCAAGTTCAAGCCATTCGATACAACTCATCAATTAATGGTGTGTCAGGGAGCGGTACGGCAAACTATGTATCTAAGTTTACTGCTAGTGGTACGGTTGGGAATAGTATAATTTATGCAGATGCTAATAATGTTGGTATAAATGCAACACCTCCTACTTGGTTTAATAATTTTAAAGGATTAAACTTAGTAAATGGCTCTTTAATTACATATTCTACTAATGCATCATTATTCTTAACTCAGAATGCATATTTTAACGCTGCAGGTTCTTGGACATATTTAAATACAGGAACAGCAGGGCAGTATTCTATTGATGGGACAGGAAACCACGTATTTTACACAGCAGTAAGCGGTACTGGTGGTAATGCTGCTACGTTAAACGAACGTATGCGTATTACTGCTGCTGGCAACGTAGGAATTGGAACGAGTTCGCCTAATAGAAGTTTAGTCGTGTCAGGTGGCAATTTAGAACAAGTAGTTTTAATTTCATCAAATACAACTTGTGGAATGTCATTAAACGCAAGCAACTCAACGTATTCAGCTTATATTGGAGCTACTAGCAATGACATTGTATTTCAAACATTAGGCAATGAACGCATGAGGATTACCTCCGCAGGCAACGTAGGTATTGGAACTAGTTCGCCAAGTGATGGCTTTGGAGGAACTATTGCTAATGTAAGGTTGGCATTAAGAAACGGTACTCCTGGTTCAGCAGGTGGAACTTCTGTATTATTAATTGGTGGTGATAATAATCACTATGCTTCTATTACTGGCTCTCACACAGGAGGTGGAAACACTTATTTATCATTTGCTACAAGCACAGGTGCAGCAAATCCATCAGAAAAAATGCGGATTACGAGTGGGGGGAATGTTGGGATTGGAACAAGTTCGCCTAGCAGTACTTTACAGGTCAATGGAGCTATAACTAGTAATTACGGAAGTTTTGCATTACCGCAAGCTAGTTGGACTACAGTTTACACATTTAACGCTTCTGATATTATGTCTGGAATGTTTTATTTTCATACTACAGGTACTCACGCTTCAGGTGTATGTTCTTTTAACAAAGCATATAATGGAGGAGGTGGAGCTTTGGTTATTGGAGGTACTGCTGTACAAGGTTCAGGAAATATTCAAGTAAGCGGAAACAGCATCCAAGTATATCAAAATGTTGGAGCTGGAACACTTGGAGCTCAATTTTGGCTAACTAGAACTGGAGGAAATTAAAAATAAGTAATACATAATATTATGACAAAAATATCGAATCAATATAGTTTAACCAATGTCCTCACCGCTGATACGGTTAATAATAGGTTAGGCATAAATAATGGCAGCCCAACCGTAGCTTTGGATGTCACGGGGGCGGGGAAGTTTTCGAGTAGTGTTACTAATGCTGGATTATTTTTTAACACAAATGATACTCCTCAAGCAACTGCTGGAACAATTACAAAACATTCGGTAGTCGGATTGACAATGAGGGGAATTACTGGTAGTGCTTTTGATTATTCATTGTATTCTGCTGCGGGAACGGCTTTAATTGCTAATATAGCAGGTACTAATACTATTAGTTTTCCTAATGGCAACGTAGGAATTGGAACGACTTCGCCTGCTTCATTATTACACATAAAAGGTGTTGACTACTCAATCCTAACACTTGATGCAGCTACTGGATTTAATAGTCAACTTAGGTTCTACATTAATGGAGGTTTGTATTCAGCAATAACAGCATTAAGTAACGAAAATGCTTTAGTTATGTATCATAATGGTGCCGAACGTATGCGGATTACTTCGGATAGTAAAGTTTTATTCGGAACATCAACTTATGGAGCTGTAGGAGTTTCAATAAATAACTTTGGTGCAGGAATTTTTAATGTTTTTGGTACAGGATACTGGGCGTTTATTGAATTTAAGAATAATAATGGTTCTATAGGCTCTATTACAGGTAGTGGAACAACGACATCATATAACACTACTTCAGATTATCGTTTAAAAGAAGACTTAAAACCAATTAATGGATTAGAGAAAGTTTCTGCTATTAAAGTTTATGACTACAAATGGAAAGCATCAGATAGCAGAATGGATGGTGTGCTTGCTCACGAATTACAAGAAGTTTTGCCTTATGCAGTAAACGGAGTAAAAGACGGAGAACAAATGCAAGGTGTAGATTATTCTAAAATTGTTCCTGTAATGGTTAAGGCCATCCAAGAACTCTCTGCCGACTTAACATCCGCTAAACAAGAAATAGAATTATTAAAAGCAAAGTAATATGTCAAAGAATACTCAATTAGGAAATTTAGTTAATGGAGTCTATGTCGATTCATCAGGACGAGTTGGGGTGGGGACGCAGAGTCCGCTAACTAACTTAATGATTGGAGATGGGGCAGTTCAACAACAGCCATATCTTTCATTAGCAAGAAATGCAACTGGAGGATTCTTCGCAGGGGTTAGATGGTATGATGGTACTACAGTTAAATCTTATATTCAGGAAGACTCCGACTATATGCTTAGGTTTGGTACTTCAAATACTTTAAGAGCTGTAATTACTGCAGCTGGCAACGTAGGTATTGGAGCATCAACTTCTCCAACTTATTTATTAGAAGCATCAACGGCAGGAGGTAGCCAGAGGATTAGAGTAGGTACGTTACAGAATAATAATAATAATTCTACATTTGAAGCTATTACTACTGCAAATAATACAACTGCATCTGCTGCTTTCTTTAGAGCAAATGCTGGAGGTTCGGCTACTATTGGCGTGTCAACTTACAATAAATCAGGAGGAGATTCAGGAAACTTTGCAAATTTATCTAGCCAAGCTAATACCGTAGCAATACAGATTACAGCAAATGGTAATGTTGCTATGGGTACAGAGAACACTCAAGATGCTAGATTAACTTTATGTTATGCAGGAGGAGTTGATTGGGCAGTTGGCCCTAAGTCTGGAACTTCTTCATTTGCTATAATCGGTTCAACTGGAGGCGGAGGCGGAGTATATGTTGCCAATGGAGGTACTTCTTGGGCTGCGTGGAGTGATAGAAGAGTCAAAAAGAATATTGAAAATTTAAATTACGGATTAAGTGAAATATTGTCAATATCCCCCATTAGGTTTAATTATTTAACAGATGACAATGACAATGCAGATAGAATTGGTTTTATTGCTCAAGACGTGCAAGAACAAATGCCAGAGATTGTAAACTATGCATATGAAGACATTTTAGGAATGTCTTCTACAGACTTAGTTCCCGTCCTAGTCAAAGCCATACAAGAATTAAAAGCAGAAATAGAAATTTTAAAACAAAAATAAATATGACATCAATTACATCACATTGGAACATCTTAGCTTTGGACACAATTCCCTCGCTCGACAATTTAACAAACGTTATCAGCGTTATTCATTGCGAGAAACTTGCTGTTTCAGACGACAACTTTAACGCACGTTGGTACGGAACAGTATCTGTTGTTGCGCCTCATCCTGCATCATTCACTCCTTACGAAGAAGTTACTGAGCAGATGGTTATCGACTGGGTATCTGAGTCTCCGTCAACTGTTGGCGTAGACGATAACTTGGTAGCACAAATTGATAATCAGCGTAACCCGCCGATAGTAAATTTGCCACTCCCGTGGGCTCCTATCCCTCCTTTTATGCCAGAGGCATTTCCTGCATCAGTACCTGCGCCAGAAGAGCTTCCTTAATAGGAAAATACTGCGTAACTTTACTTGCACAATAAAGAATTATAATGGCATTACCATCTAATGTAGTGGGCTTAATGGGTATTGATAATAGCGGAAACGTTGTTACAATACCCGCTGATGCTTTTACTACTTCGCAAACTACTGTTACACAAGCGGCTGCTGTAATGTCCGTTCCAGCATCTCGTGCTGCGACAACGAATATTATTACAAACGCCACCACAGAGACGGTTAAGTTAACGATAGATGCTGATGAGAATTACTTGGTGAAAGTAAATTCTACACGAGACAACTTTGACAATTCTATTCTATACGAAAGTAATAGAAGAATAGGTTTAAATACAAAGTCTCCTCAATTTGCATTTGATGTCAATCAAAATAGCATTAATGTTAGTAACCTAAAGTCAAACTTTGGATACAAACTAAACGGAAGAAACTTTGCCTTTACAATTGGAGACTCTACGTCTTCGCTGTACGGGGATATATTCTTAGGAGACGCTGTTCTGCAAACTATTGTAGTGCCGTATTTGAATATCTCTAAAACTGCAATAACGCCCACTCCTGCCATCATCTACAAGCGTCCGCTATATGTAGATGATACTGGATTAGTAGACGCTTACGCGGCATTTACAGAAGGCTCAATTATCTTTAGCTCGCAGACTCAGCTAACACAGAACAACGCTAAGTTATTCTGGAACAACACTACGTTCAAATTAAATGCTCCCGTAATGGGATTCTCTACAGGAGTTACTGCGGAGAATACTTGGACGTTTAGTTTAAATGCTAATGTGCCTTTGTTGCCTACTACTACAACTCATATTACGAGCAAAAAGTACACCGATGACAATGATATTAGCTCGGTAACTGTAACGGGTACAACAACCAAGACAATTACGATTACAAAGAAAGACTTGTCAACCATTACAACTACGTTTACAGACGAGGTAGGAGTTAGCGGCATTACAGGTTCTGGTACGACAAATTATATGACTAAGTTTACGGGGGCAACTTCTATTGGAAATAGTCAGATATACGATACTGGTTCTCAAATTGGAATTAAAACATCTAGTCCATTTTACGGAATAGATATTGAGCTTAATACTAGCAGAAGATTTGGTTTCTTCTTAGGAAGCATCTTAGGGGCAGATGACGCTCCATCATATATTGCTCATAATGGTACTGGTATCACAGGTACTATTCCTATGGGCTTCTCTTCGTCTACCTATGCTTGGTTTATCGGCACAGGCGAAGCAATGAGGCTTAATAGCTCGCTTAACTTACTCGTAGGCACAAGCTCAGGAGTATCAGGAGGAGGCAGGCTTCAGGTAAACGGCAATGTGAACATTACAGGAAGTTTTCAGGTAAACGGAGTTACTATTGGCGGAGGTGGAGGAACTGGAACTATTACAGGTGGAGGCACTGCTTACAATATTCCATTGTATAACACAGCTACCAACATTATTGATTCTAACATTAGAGAAAACTTTGGCAGAATAGGTATTAATACAGCTCCACCATCTAGTGGAACTAACTACTTAACTATAGGTGGAGGGGTAAACGTTGTTGGCTCTGGAGCTGGATTTTTTGTAAATGGAGTTGCAATTGGGGGAGGCTCTGGTGGCTTATCAGGCGGAGGAACAACTAACTATATTGCAAAATGGAGCGGTGGAACTTCTTTGACAAATTCTAATATTACTGACGATGGTAGCACAATTGGAATGTCTGGAACAGTTTCTATTAGCGGTTCATTATTTGTAAACGGAGTTAATATTACAGGAAGTGGCGGAGGGGGTTCTAACTTTTGGAGCGGGTCTAGCTCATATCCATATACTGCAACTGGAATTGGTGTTGGAATAGGGACAAACGGAGCTTCCCTAGAAGGTTATCGCCTAAGAATTGAAGGTTCAGTAGGAGCGTCTGGTGGGTTCTTTGAATCGTCAGATATTCGCTTAAAGAATGTATTATCCGTCAATTTAATAGTTGACTTATCTTCGCTTAATGTTATTAAATATACATTAAAGTCAGATAGTAAGAATGCTATACATTATGGATATTCTGCTCAGCAAGTTCAAGATATATGCCCTGACTTTGTTAACGCAGAAGGAGAATATCTAAGCCTAAATTATACCAATATTCACACTATTAAGATTGCTCAATTAGAGGAAGAGGTTAGATTGTTAAAAGCTAAATTAGGAATGTAATATGGCTAATTGGGACAACATTGCTGAGAATGAAATATTTACAGATACCGATGGAGCAGATAATGTTTCTCGATTACCTTTAAAAGCAGGGCAATCTAACACAAGATTTGACAGAGGAGTAAGAAAAGACACAGCACTAGCTAGGTGGAATATTTATACAGGCGGCGGCATATCTTTGCGCGCTAATAATCAGCTCATTACTAAGCGAGATATTATGCCTCTTCATTCTTTAAAGTTTAATAATCCAGTAAACGATTGCATCTACCATTCCGATGGGTCAATGATGTTTGTTGGAGAATTTACTACATACGACAATTATTCTTACAACAGAATTGTATTGCTGGACGCTAATGGATATGTAGATAAATTAAAAATGAATTATGGGGACGGTTTTAATGGGGCAGTCAAATGCGTCACATTAATGCCCGACAACACATTATGGATTGGCGGCTCATTTTCTACATATACAATTAAAGGCGTTACAATAACCGCAAATAATTTTATTATTACTAATAGAGATATGACTGTTAATTCTAATTTTCAATCAGGAGATGGAATTAATGGGCAGGTTGAGTCGATTAAATTATCTGGATATATTACTCCAAGCATTTTTAATGTATGCGTAACGGGAAATTTCTATACTTATAAAAACAAGGGAATTTCAACCAACGTTGGATTTGTATTAAGAATTAACAATGATGGTTCTTTTGCTCAATCAACATTAGGTAAAATGACTTTTGTAAGCGGACTTCCAACGGATACTGTAACAAATTCTGATGGAAGCATTTATGTTGTTGGCTCATTTGGGCAGATAGCTTACTTTGACCCAGCTGAAGAGGATACTATCTTTGTTCAAAAATATGGGATGCTTAAGTTAACTTCATCAATGGAATATGCCAATGTGGCTATTCCTAGATTCTTTCCTCTAGACAATCAAAGCAGAAAAGTAATAAGAAGAGACTTCCAGAATTATTTATGGGTAGGTGGCGCGTTTAGCGAAGTTGAGAACACGACTGGTGTTAGATATGATTATAAAGGTTTTGTTGTTTTAGAAGCTGATTCAAGAATTAGAATACAAGTGCCTGACCCACTTATCTATGGTACTGTATATGATATTAAATTTCAAGTAGATGGAAAAGTTTTGGTTGTGGGAGATTGGCAATATAGCATCCAAAGGCATAACCCTGTATCTAGCAATGGTACACGAGATACGTCATTCCCTTATATTAATCAATTCATTCCATCAGTTCCAGAAGGGCGAATACTAAGAACAGTAGATGCTGAAAAGACTTTATTTTCTCCTAGGATAATACTTGGAGGGGCATTTGGTGCAATAAGAAACACCTCTGATACTGCAAACTATTTTACCAAGAATGCGGTTAGGTTAAACGAAAATGGGCAATTTCAAGTACCTTGGTAAAACATATTAATTATTTTCATATATTTGCATAAACATTAACCAAACATCCAATGGAGAAAATAACATTAACACTAGGCGAAATTATCACGCTAGAAGCAGAATTAAATGGCTTCACTCACCCAGAAACAGGAGAGAAAATTGTATCAGGTTTGTTGAGCAGCAAACTTAACCTTGCTAAGAAGTATTGGTTAACAAAGCTTGCTGACAAATGTCAATCTGAAAAGAAAGTTGTTGACGGACTTCGTGAAGAATTAATCAAGAAGTTTGGCAAGGAGGAAGATGGTAAAATATTTATCGAGACTTTCTTAGACGAAGAACGCACTCAGGTTAACCCTAGCTACATTGAGTTCCAAGGAGAGTATATGACTTTGCTTAATGAGAAGAAAGAATTGGAATATAAGCCAATTTCGGTATCTGACTTAGAGTCTATCGAGAGCGAAGAGAATTATGCTATCGTATTTAAGTTGATTAAAGAAGATGACGGAGAATAATTTAATTCTCTTTGGTATAGTGCTAGGGGCGGTAGAATTAAGTTTTATCGCCCTTTGCACTTATATTATTTGGAGAAACCGACAAAGACTGAATATTACATATAAAAAGCTTTTGTGATAAATTATTTATCCATTATCTTTACTATGTAATATTTATACAATGCACGATACAAGTTCCGAAAATGGCGTCTTAGCGGTAATAACAAGCATTTTTATGTGGGCATTATCTCTTACTAGCTTATTAATTTATGTTCAAATAGGTGCAGGTTGCGTTGCAATGGTATCAGGTATTTTTGCCATAAGATATTACTACCTAAAAGGTAATGAAGTCTCAAAAAGAAAGAAGTCTTAAAGACTTTATATCGCACAAAGGAGAGTATTCAAGCAGTCGCCTTGTTTTCCTAATAGGCTCTCTAGTTATATTATCAGAATTTATTTACAATCCAGAAAGTATGGGAGTCCAGAATCTTGTTATGGCTATAATGGGATACTCTGCTGCCGCAACTACTGTTTCAAAGTTTGCAGAAAGACCTAGACGTTATAAAAACCAACCAGATAATATAGATGAAGTTTACGAAGATTAGCCAGAAGGGCTTAGAGTTAATTAAGAGGTTCGAGGGTTTTGAACCCAAGCCGTATGCGGATTTGGGAGGTGTATGGACAATTGGTTATGGCTCAACGTATTACGAGTCAGGAGCTAAAGTTCGTTCGACAGACTTTCCTGTATCAGAAACTCGTGCAACAGAATTGCTATTAAATGTGGTTAAGCAGTTTGAACACGCGGTAGATAGTTACACGAGGGATGATATATCACAGAATCAATTTGACTCACTTGTTTGCTTTGCATATAATATTGGAAGTCAGGCGCTAAGAAAGTCTACGCTATTAAAGTTTGTAAACGCCAACCCTAATGACCCTAATATTGCGGCACAGTTCCTTCGTTGGAATAAAGTTGAAGGCAGAGCAGTTAAGGGATTAACGAATAGGCGTAAAGCAGAATCTCAATTATACTTCTCTTGATATGAAAAATTTAACCTATCTATTCGTTATTCTGTCGACTTTGTTTATCATATTTCTCAATTCTTGTAGAACAAAGCAAGTTGTTACTCAAACTTTAACGACAACGGTTCACGATACTATCAGAGATATACGCACAATTGAGAAGTTTAAGTACATACAGGATACACTTGTGATAGATAATCCGTGCGACTCAGCAGGGTTACTGACAACTTTTTATAGCAAGCTATCTGCTCCGCAGGGCACGGTTATAATTCGCTCTTATAAAGGTAAGATTCAAGCAACTGTTTCCTTAGACTCAATGAAACAAGTCTATGAAGCAAGATATAAGTCGTTCGTCGGAAAAAATGTTGAAATAAGGGAAAAGTTAGTCGTCAAAAATGTAATTCCTACTTGGATTATTGTAGCGCTATTCTTTGAAACTATGATTATTCTTATATATTTGTACTACAAATTCATCTTTCCTAAGTAATGGCAAAAGCAATTGCAACAGCGACTTTTAAACCAAAAGCAAAAAAGAATAATAAAGGCGTTCACGCTAAGACAAAGTCATCGTCATCAAAGAACTCCAAAAACTATAAAAAGCCTTACAACAGGCAAGGAAAATAATGGAAAAAACTCAAGAGATTGCTTATAGCACAGACGAGTTGCAGCGGTTAAAAGAGTTTAACCTAAACAACGCAAGGCTTAATTCATTAATGGAGATTCTTGAAGTCATCAAAGATTGCGAGATGTCAACATTCTCATTAGAAGCTAAAGTAATAGCTAAAATAGATTCAATAGTAGACAATATTTAATTTTAGGTTTGTGTTAAGCCCCTAGCTAGAAATGGTTAGGGGTTTCTTTTTATGTACAATTCTTAATTATTTTTTCTATCTTTGATTCAAATTAAATGTTCCAATAATGGCAACAATTCTAATAAAAGATGCACACGACTTTATTCGTATGCAGATAAAGAAAAATAGGATGGGCTTCATTAGTCCAGAGGATATAGACCGCGCAGTTAATCGTGCTGTATCTGACTGGATGAGTGCTGCTGTTTTTAAGTATAAGAAGACGGGAAAGTTTGAGTACGACCATCTTTTAGTTAAGCGTACGCCATTTTCTGTAACAGCAGGGAATAGTGGATTAGTAACTCTTCCAGATGATTACATCGAAGGGTTATCTATTTATGTAGTAAATAATGGAGTGTTACAAGAGGGAACAATTCTTGGTTGGGATGAATTTCTAGAGATTCAAAATAGCAAAATAATTCCGCCTGACTTAAATGACCCTGCCGCTACTATTTACGTGGATAGCTCTAATGTATCTAAATTGCAATTTGCTCCCGTCCCTACGGATGGCTCCACTTATTCATACACGTTAGTTTATATGAGAAAGCCTGTAAAGGGTTCATTTGGATACTCTATTACAGCAAGCGGAAATATTTCCTATAATGCGGGTACGTCAATAAACTTAGATATTGACGATAGATACTTTTCTGATGTATTAACTAGAGCGTTACTCTATTTGGGCATAAGCTTAAATGATTCAGCTACAGCACAGACTGAGGCTGTCCGTGACGTAAACCAAAAAAATGACGAGCGATAGTTATGGCAACGACAAAAAATATCCTAAGTGAGCAGATTCAAAGAATATACTCTCGTTTTATTGAAAAAGGGAATGAGTCAGATGTAATAGACCTGCGTGAGATAATTTTACTTGTAAACCAAAGTATCAATAAGGTACTCAAGTTACAGGTAGCGGAATCTTTTAAGGCAGGAATGATAGATGTTCCTAAGTGCAATATTGTAGAATACACTTGCGCTGTAACATCACAACCTGCAAATGCAAGAGCATTTATTACACTTCCTGTTATCCCAATTAATCTTCCAATGGATATGGGCATCTGGACTATTTCTGCATCTAATGCGGCAATGACTCCTTATATTCCCATTCCTTCACAAGATGTAATTGTATTTCAAGGAACTAATCTGTCTGCCTTAGAGCAGCAGATTGGCTATTATATGCAAGGCAAAAAAGTTTACTTTACAAAGGACATTACAACAGTTGGGAACGGCTCAATATCCTCTGTACTTGTTAACTTGCTTGTAGCTGACTTCTCTACACAAGGGGATAATGACTTATTGTTAATATCGCCAGAAGTAGAAAACGCTATTATAGAAGACGTACTAGGAATACTTGGATTAGGTAAAATAGCTCAAGCGGAATTACAGACTCAGCAGTCGAAACAACAATAAGAAATGAAGACTAAGTCACTAAATACAATTGTTCGGGACTCGTTGTTAGACAATGGGCTTCCGCTGCATTATTACACAAGATACTTGCACCACGGACTTCGTGCCTTAGATGAATTGTCTTTAGACTTTAATCTAGGTAACATTAAGATTATTGAGCTTGACGTAACAGATTACCAAAGAGCTATATTACCAGCGGACTATGTTGACTTTATTGATGTGTCAGCTAAGCACGGGGAGCGTGTTCTTCCAATGGAAAGAGAGCTTAATTTAAACAAGAAGTATAACTACAATGATGCGGGGGACAAGATTCCTTACGAGTCTAGCATAAGCGTTGAATACGATGCTGAGATTAACTACAATTTAATTTCAGGTAGCAATAATATGAATACTCGCGGTGAATTAGTTGGACGCTACTACGGACGTAAGCGTATGCCTAAGTTAACGTTTGATATTGACGAGACTAATCAAGAAATTGTATTTAGCAATGGGATGATTCTTACTAAGGTTACCTTAACGTATATGACCTCAGCAGTATCACGCTCTTCAGCTAACGTTGTGACGCCGTATGCAACAGATGTAATTACAAAGTACATACAGATGATGGCATATAAGGCAGAAAGCGCTAAGATTGGTTTATATCAATTAGCTAAGCAAGACTACGAAAACGCTAGAAGAATATTTAGAGCTCGTATGAATGCAATGGATTACGCTACTATTATAGGTTCGATAAGAAACGGTATTTTTGGAAGCTTGAAGAACTAACAATTAACAAGGCTAATTTTAACAATTAACAAATGGCGAAGGTAACTCTCAGAGCATCAGGAGGTTTGAACGTAGATGTTTCTCAAAACAATTTACCTGAAGGTGATTACGTTTCTGCATCTAACATTGTATTTGATTCGGGTAAGACAGGGGGTGCTGGGGCAATTAGATTAATGGAATCTTTTGCTTCTACAGGGATTACCTTGGCAGGAACACCTCGTGTTACATTTCAAAACGTAGACAATATTATATATGTACTTTGCAATAATGCTGGCGCAACGGCTACTATACACAAGATTACCCCTGTCGGAGATGCGTTTACCGCAACAGCAGTATTAACATATCCCCACAACGCAGTTGATGTCGAGATGGCTCCTGACTTAAAAGTCATAGGAAACACTATTGTCTGGAATTATGCTGAAGGTGGGACTGTTTTGTCTTACGACTTAACAGGTGGCACAGGTGTAACGTTTGCTTCTATTGAAGACTTAAAGCTTCAGAAAAAAACCCCTAACAATGTTGTTCAAATTAAGAAGACTATAAGCTCTTCCCCTTTAGCATTATTAGAAAATAACGACTTTCAGTTTGCCGCTAGATATCAATATGCGTCAAAAGAGTATTCTGTATTAGGGAATTACTCTCAGATGTTTAAGGGAGAAAAAGGTGTAGCAAAATATGAAATTCAATACGACTTTTCAGCAAAGCCAACGTATGCAACAGACCTTGAACTTTATGTTCGAATAGGCAACAATGGCAACTGGAGAAAGGCTGATGTGCAAAAGATAGCAGATTACGTTTCTGGCACAACTGTTGTTGAATTCACAGGACAGATGAATGAAAGCTTAGACTTAGTTACAGTCGGCAAGCCATTTGATGCTATACCAGAAAATGTAAAGAGTATTGAGATTGCCAAAAACAGATTGTTCTTAGCAAACATTCAGGATGATTACAGTTTAACAGAGGCTAATACCAAAATAAATGTAGCGATAGCCACTGAGACAGCAATGTCAGGCGGTACATATAAAACATACCTAAATGCTGGCGCCTCTGATATCGAGGTTGACAGCATTGAAGACTCCTACGATGGCTCTGGATACACAAAGCCATTTGCAAACAATTCTACGTATGCAGTTGGTGTAGCTTATTATGATGCTGCATTAAAGACTCGCGGGGTAGAGGCTAAGACAGTCAGGAAATTTAGCACAGGCAAGTTTGACTATCCTATTATCCCAAACATTACTATTTCGGAGGGAGCTGGATATGCTAAACCATCTTGGGCAAAGTATATACAATTAGTATATTCTAAAAACATTTCCAAGTCATATATCTATGAAGGATTTGCTAGTAATATTTTCTTTGAGCTAAGTAGGTTAGAAGAGAATCCTACGACTAAAGTTGTTTCTAGAGTAGTTAGCATTAGTCAATCAGTTACAAAAGATGACTTAAAAGATGTTACTTATTTTGTGGTTGACTTAATGGGAATGTTCTTAGCAGGGCAAGCTTATACACTACAAGAAGGAGATAGAATCTCAATTAACATTGGGACTACAGCGGCTAGAGAAATAATTGACTTGCGTATTGTTCAGCAAAATAACAACTTGCTTTATTGTGATTACTCAGGTGGCGCATTAACTAACCCAGTTATTCCTATCCCTAAAGATTTGTTTTTTGAGATATATTCTCCTAAGCAAGCACAAGAAGACGAGTCATTATTGTTCTACGAGTATGGTAGCTTGATAGATATTTCATCAGGATTAGGTACAAAAGTATTAACAGGGACAGGTACGCTAAACAACAATAAGTTGATTGGAGATATGGTATTCAAGAAACTTGAAATACCCGTTTATCAGACGTCTCCTTTTAAATACAACTCAACTAAGACTCTTCCTAATATTATTGTTGACAACGTATCTACTGTGATTAATTCAATCACTAGTGAAACTATGCAGAGTTCCTTAAACAACGCAGGAACAGCATCCACGGTAACGTTACAACCAACCTTTGCTATACCATCAGGAACTAACGGAGATAGCGCTACGCTAACTACAGCTAGCGATGCATTTGTGGTTGCAGGATTCTATGACGTTGGCATTCAATCCCCTAGTTTAAGTAAGCTAAACGTTCAGTTTAATTTAAAGTCAACAAATACTTTTACGTTAGTTACGCCAACAGACCCGAACTTTCCCTCATACGGAAGTATGACGTACAGACTTGTTGGACAGGTATTTAAAACGACGTACGACAATAAGGCAAATAAATACGGAGAGACTGTAGCGTTTACTCAGAAGTTTACTATTGACGAAAGGACATTTACGCAGAATGCAAGCGCATCTGTATTAGAAATTAATTACCTTAAAGCGATTAATCTTAATACAGATATTAAGGAAGATATTGTAGCTGGAGATAAGTTCTCAATAAAGATTACCTTAGACTTTTCAATGGAAGGTCAGGTAGTTGCTGGATTAGTAAATATATCAAAGTCGGCAAGCTCTAGTAATGGATGTGTAATGACTTTGGTAGGCAACAGAATAACGCCTAAATTAAATACAACTTATAGCCCAGATGTTGTATTAGCCACTGCTAATCAGAAGTTTATAATACGTTCTTTTTCTAATGCAGTTACTAATCAACAATGGAACACTTCTGCTGGTAAGCCATCTGTTATTGCATCTAACGTTTCGTATCCTCGCAGAACAAATGCTATTCGCTACTCAGGTAATTATATTGCAGGAACAAGCGTTAATAACATTAACTCATTCTTTGCTTTAGATAGCAGCGAGGTGCCTATTGAGAATGGCGAGATTACATCATTGCAGCGCGCTTCAAGACTACAGGGGAATGGAGCTATGCTACTTGCATTATGCCCTAAAGAAACGGCTTACGTATTCTTAGGAGAGCAGGAGTTAACACAAGGCAATAACGCTTCTATTCGTGCGCTTACAACCAATATGATTGGTACTATCCGTAATATGGGTGCTGGGCTAGGATTGCAGAACAAGTTGTCTGTAATGAACTACAAGGGTACTATCTGGTGGTGGGATAACTTTACAAAGAAAGTTGTTAAATACACAGATAAAGGCATTGATATTCCTAGCGATGTTTATGTAAAGAGTTATTTCTTAGGTAAGTCAGGCATCGCTAGATTCTGTTATGACCCATTCTACAATATGCTATTTATAGGAATGCTAGGTGAGTCAACTTCAATTGGCTGGTCTGACAATTTAAACAGATGGGTTGCTGACTATTCATTTGTCCCTACATTTGCAGAGAGCTATGGAGATAAGATGGTGTTATTATCAGGCAGCACAATATTTAAGTCGTTACAATCAGGATACAATACCTTTTTTGGCTCGGCTAACAATGGTAGCATCTCTATGGTATTAAACAGTGGCTTGCCTGTCAATCCGTTGAACGTGGCTATACTTCACGAAATGAATGTTACAGACTACAATAAGGCAGCAGACTCTAACGGAGAAAAGAATTATGTTAAAGACAACTTGTTACAGATTAATATTACCAATGAAAATGGGCAGGCAACACAGATTCTTGAAGGCAATTTCCTATTGGAAGACAATAGATTATACGCACATATTATGCGTGATACAAACACTCCTAATGTAACTTACCCTTTAATTCAAGGTAACTATATGGTGGGATACTTAAATAAGTTTACAATAACAATGAAGGACAAGTCTCAAAATATGCGTATCAACACAATTGACGTTGAAATAGGAAGCGTATCTGGACATAGTTAAAACAGTAATATATAAACAAAAAACGTTAACTTTGTTTTAAACATTAATAAAATGGCAGGATTAGGTTCAATATTAGGAGCAAACCCAATAACGGCGGGAGTCGGGATGGGGTTAAATGTTCTAGGCGGCATAGCCAATGTTGTTGGAGCTGTAGGGCAAAAAAATGAAGCCAAGAAACAATTGGCAGCACAAAAAAGCTTTAGTACACAGCAAAGAGCAGCTCTTAGTAGCGGCTATGGTGACTTAATTTCACAAGCTAAAGGTCTTCCTACTTATCAAGGCGACATCTCTTTATATCAAAAAGCTCAAGGTGAGGCTGAAATGGCTAAGCGTATGGCATCTGGAGGACAGGTTGCTGGCGAAGGCATTATGAGAGAGCAGGCTCGTCAAACAACTGCTAATACACTAGCTGCCGCAAGATTAGGTGCAGGCTCAGGTTCTGATTTATTGACTGCCGCTTTAATGGGTCAGCAACAAGAGGGAGCTCAGATGCAAAATATTGACTTACAAGTTGGTCAACAGCGTCAGCAGTTGCAACAGCAAGCTCAGCAAAACTACTTGTCATCATTAGGGCAAACAGCCGCAGCACAAGCACAACAAGCTGGACTAGAGTTTGAGTCTCAAAGCCAAAGAGCCAATCAAGTATTAGGATTAGGCAGAGAGCAATTAGGGCAATCAATAGCTTTGGAGCAGAATTTATTTGGAGCAGAACAAGCTAAGGCAGCTGCTGTTCAACAAGCTCGTTCAGCAATATGGTCTGGTATTGGAGGAATTGCTCAAGGTATTGGTAGCGGAATAATGGGGATGAATGCTCAGCAGAATCAGATGGATATGCTATCTAAGATATATGGGGCTGGGAAGCCTACTCAAGAGCTAACTAATTTACGTTCTGCACAAGGAGATTATGAGACATTATTAAAAAGCGGAGCTTTTACCCCTAGTAAGAGTATAACAACAGGCTTTCCTACAGCAAATACTGCTCCTTATCAAGCTCCTATGATGTTAGCGCCTCAGTCTCAAACAAATTATTCTAACTTGGTTAACTTAACTGGACGATAATAACTATGGCAGATTACATATATAATCCAGCGGAAAGTATTAAGCAATCATTCCAGCAAGCACAATCTGGAATAAGCAGTATATTTACTCAAGTTGTAGCGCAACAACAGCGCGACTATAACTTAGCTGAAAGTGCTTTTCAAAACATTGAAGCATTAAAGAAGGATGTCAATATTTTTGGACAAAAGAATATTACATCAAAATCTAATGACTTATTAAAGCAAGCAGGTTCAGCTATCTTAAAGGATGGTAAATTAGATTATTCTAAATTAGGAGA